CAGGTAATTTACCTTGCGGTGTGAGATCAACTGTAATGAATGGGCGTGGATTTATAATTGAAACATGTTGACAGTCCCAATCATCTTTTCCACGAATATTCCACATTAGGAAACCTTTATTTATTGATTCTCCAAAGTTTTGTTGTATTGTTGACCCTGCGTAACGGACTTTACCTTTGAGGTCCATTTTTTGTTGCCTATGAATATCGCCAAGTAAACCATAATCAAAATCATTAAAAATACTAACAGAGTCCTCACCTTCTTCAATAGTGTATCCTTGTGAGGTTTGGCATCCATGAATAGACCCGTGATACAAGCCGATATTAATGCACTCTGGATCAGTTGGTCTAATCCAATTTTCTCTGTCAAATACTGATAAGACATTGAGAGTAATTTTTTCATTTACTTTTGTTTCTCCGGAGTTCTTAAGTAGGTGAATGTTATTGTGCTCCAAAGCTTCTACAATTGGAGTTATAGCATCTTGTCGGTTATCATTTTTAAGATTGCCGTCATGATTACCTAGTATAATATAAGTAGGCGCGATTTCAGCAAGATTATACAAAAAAGCTGAGCACATTTGGAAAAACTCTGGCGATAGTTGAGTTTTTGTATGAGCTATGTCTCCTGTGTGAACAATAATGTCTGGTGACATTTGTTTAAGTTTTTTATACATATCGGCAAAAGCCAACTTATATTCGTAGTGGTATTTTAGATTACGAATGTGCGTATCTGATATGTGTGCTATTTTCATATTTCCTCCTCATGATTAGCATATATATTATTATAACATATTCTCCGGGTTTGTCAAGTATTTTGTTCTATTTAATTTATACAAGACTTTGGAGGGTTTAATGTGGAATTGGGATTTATTTTTATTGCGGCTGGGGCTGTTATCGCTTTAGCCGGTTATGAATTGATAGAGGGTATTTTTGCTAGTGGAGCGTTTGATGGGGATGATGAAGAGATTTTTGCTCCACTTGCTCTTTTTTCTTTATTGATGTTTTTAGCAGGACTATCATATTTTGGCTAACTGCCTGAAGAAATTTATTTCATCAATATCTGGTTCATAGGCAAGGGACATTCTTTTATTGAATTGTTCTTTGCTCATTGAGCCAACGTCCTCTACATTTCTTGTATCAATGACCTTTACATCAACATCATAACGATAAAAAACTCTAATCATTTGTTCTTGTTTTTTTATAGCATCTTCGTCTAGAGCTAGATATACAGGGGAGTCATTAAGTACAATCGCTTGAAACAGTTTGCTTTCTTCTCTCAATGTTGAACCAAGAATTGGTATTGCGTTTTGGCCTGCTACAATTGCGTCGAACAACCCTTCGACTAAAACTACCGGTTCGTCCCAATCAACAAATAGTTCATTAAAAACAACATTTTTACTGATTGGAGGATTAAGATACTTCATTTTATGTCCGACATAAGAGCGAGCGATAAAATAATTTAAATTACCAGCATTATTAAACGACGGTACAATGATTCTACCACCATATCTTCCCTCGGTGCAATAACCTATCTTCCACATAAGTATTTCTTTTTTAGTGATACCGCGATCTTTCAAATACTGTAGGGGTCTTCGTGAAGATTCTGGTAGACGTTTGTTACATAAAGACACAAAGTGTGGCGGCAACTCTGTAACTTGTTCGATCTCTTCGTCATTCATTTCCATAAACATTTTGTCAAACTCTGACAGGTCAAGACGACCATCAAGCTCAAGCCACTTTTGTTTTTGTTGATATGTGCCAAACTTACGAACAAGACGATATATATTTTTACCGCGTATATCACAAACCCAACACTTCCATGCATTTATAGCAAAATTTACCGACATTTTTTTCTTGTGATGTCCACAATACGGACATTGAAACAAAAATTCATTTGATGACTGTCGGTATCCTCCGAGAATATCTCGGATAATTCTTAATTTCTCTTCCATGATCCCTCCTCAAGGATATATTATATAATAACATGAGGAAAAGAATTTGTCAAGCATTTATTTGAGAAAAACCAGCGAGTGCTATAACAACTGCGTCTGCTTTATCATCAGTACCGGGTTTAGGGTTTCCGTGCCTTGTAAGTTCGTAAACAAAATCTTCAGGATATTTTGTCTCAACCCATTCAATGATTTTCTTTTTTGTATCTTCGCCTCTCTTGATCTTGAGGCCAACTGACTTTCTTGCTTGGTTTGCTGGAATAAGTACAGGGTTCATTTTAAAGATTCTTCTAACAGCAAACGAGCACATGCCATTAAACCTTTGAAGCTTAGCCATTGTTCCTGCCGTGGTTCTTCCTCCACCAAACATTGTAAATGGTTCTTCAATAAATATACATTGTATTTTATATTCACCATTAAGAGTATTTAATAATTCATAGAATATCTCAGCCCTATCTTCTAGTTGTAGTGGTTTAAGCTTCACAAACTCATTTGCAACTATTTCTTTGTTTTTATTTATAATACAGTAACCTATTTTACTTGTACTAATATCTAATCCTAATATCATATAAACTCCTATTATATAGTATAGCATATAAACGGAACATTGTCAAGAAAACTTTACAACTTTTTACACTAAATGTCAATCTTTAATTTAAATGTATATTGTTTTTCTTCTGTCTTTCTAACAGGCGTTGCAATTTTTGCTATGCCGATAAGGTTTTTATCTTCATCATAGATAGCAACTTTTGATATATAAGTTGTCTTGACAAAATCTGGCTCAACATCTAGGAATTGAGAATGCACCACGTTCTTTATTTTTCTTGGTTCTTCTAGATATTGCAAAGAGCCTGTTTGTATGGGTTGAACCTCTGAAGAATCAAAGAATGTTGGATTATTAGAGTGGTTCAACTCTCCATATGGTGCGTGAGCAAACATTGTAAGTGTTTGTGTGTGTGTAGTGCCCTTGTATTCCATAGCATAAGAAGCAGACAATGTGGTAAGAGCAGGAGAATTACCATCATTTGCCCCATAATTAAAGTGAATCCATTTAGAAGGACCATTTTGATCTGTCTGTATAGCGGTTGAGTTGAGCTCCCACGATCCTGTGAGGACCATAAATCCTTCCCTATATAAACAAACCCCTGCTACAGATCCAGAACCTGTTGAACCTTCCGGGCCAACCTGCACAAGTTCACCATTATAATTTTCGTCTTTTAGCTCTCCCACCAAAGAACCAGAGACATAGTATTTAAGGGATACAGAGCCTTTCTTTATTTTCGATCCATACAATATTGAAGGTATGGAAATTAAATTAACAACTTGGCTGTTTTTATCACCTAAACTTGAAGAATATTGATA